TCGACCGAGATCACGCGCTCGCCGTGCTGGATGATGTTGCCATCAATCTCAGCGCCGGGGAAGTGCTGCTGAGCAACGGTCTTCCAGATTTCCGGCCAGCTGTGGGACTTGCCTTCCGTGACCTTGTGGACACGATGCTTGTCTCGGGTGACCTGGCGTTCGTTGTAAGCCTTGAGCACGAGGCCCGAGAACTTGTCCAGTGCGAGGGCTCGCTGGATCGCGAGCGACGCATTCGGTGCGCCGGCCTGATTGACCTCTCCTGACATTGAGGGAGTTGCAAAATCTGACATAGTAGTTGTAGTCCTTGTGGGGGACAAGGGAGTACGGGGGTAGTGAGGTTCTTATAGTGACTCAGTACCTGAAGGCACCCTTGTCCTTTGCGGCTTGCACCCGCACATCCACTGCGTCCCTGAAGTGAGGGTCAGTGTCATACTGCGGCGTGGCTTGAATGCGTGCAAGCTCTTCGATTGATGTGATAGGACGAACAACTCTCGGCTTCGGGGCTTCCCCGACTACCGTACGCGACGTGGTGCCAACGTGTTGTTCGTACTTTGCTTTGAGAGACTGGAGCGCGTCCTTCATTCCTTGTGCGTCGTTTGCCTTAGCAGCGTTGTCGAGCGTACGATCGTGGGCCTGCCGTTCCTTGAGAGGAAGAGTGGCGATGGCCCAATCGGCGATCTGGTCGTAAGCCGCTTGGCCCCCTACACTGCTGTAGAGGTCTGTCTGAATAGCGTCCTGCTGTGCCTTGCGGCCCTCGAAGAACTGGTTTACCAGACCTCGAGCACTGTCGGCATCCTCGAATCCCGGCAGCGTAGCGAGTGCTGCTGCTAGTTTCGTGGAGGTCTCATCAGAGATGGTACCGTTGTTCTCCGCGAACTCAGCGGCGATGTCCGCTACCGTGAACCCCGCAGCAGTGGCAAGTGCCTCTTCTGCTTTGGTGGAGTCCTGGCTGGGGGCATCGCCCTTGTCACCTTCGGCAGCCTTTTCACCCTCTACGGGTGGCGCGCTGGCGTCGGTGGCAGAGTCTTCGGCGTCGAGTGCAATCTCTTTGACTGCCTCGTCCGTCTGCTGTGCTGGCGTAAGAGGAACTTCGACAGGGTCCGGCGTGGGCTCTGTCGCGCTACCCATGAATGCTTCCTTGTCGGGTTGAACAGCGGACATTTCTACTGTTCTCCCTTGAGGGCTTCCAAGCGGGCGAACTCTGCTGTCACCTTATCCGAATAGCGCATCTCACCTGTGGTGTTGTTGCGGCGTCCAGAGGTGAAGCGGGAGTTACCCGGACCTTTGAGCGGGTTCACGACATCCACGACAGTCCAGTTGTCTGGGTGGTTGACGGGATCAGGCTCGGCCTGTGCGGGCTTCTGACGTTGGTTGGGAATGTTGGGACTTGAAGCTGTGAACCCTCGTCGTGGTGCGGGCGGTGCGGGTGCGGCAGGTCCTTCAAACACTGGCACTTCGATTGATACGCTCGGCTCGGTCACGGGCTCTGATGCAGGGGCTTCGGGTTTGCTCGTAGTTTCAGTCTCCTGAGTAATCTTGGGTTTGTGAACGATGTCTTTGAATTTCTTGGCGGCCATTAGGCACCTCCTCTACAGTTGCTTGAGTTGCTTGTTTTGGTTGACGTTTCCAGAGCGGGCTTTCGCTGTCGTCCGCGCCTTGGGCTTGTCGGGCTTGCGCGCCGCGGCCTCCTTAGCGCGCTTCGCTTTCACCCTTGCGGCAACTCGTGCTTTTGCTGCGGCTACCTCAGCCTTCGTATGTGTATGGTCTGCCATTAGGCACCTCCTCTGTGAGTTAACTTACTGTTCTGGGGCTGGGCCTGGAGCCACTTGTGCTCCCTGCATCAGCTGTCCAGCCTGCGTGACGGCGTTGGGCGTGGCGGCGGCCAGCATTTGCTGACGCTGCGCGGTCTGCTGTTCCTCTGCGATCTCAGCCTCGACCTCTTCTCGGCTCTTCACCAGACCCTTGAGGGGGATGGCAATAGCAGTACCGATGCGGCGGAGGGCCTCGTCAGTGTGGAAGTAGCGACCCGTCTGGGGGTCAATCTGGAACAGGATCTGCGACTCCTGCAGGAACGTACGCAGCTTGTCGAGATCGTGTGAGCGGCCAATGGACGCGAGGCCAGTGATGATCACGGGGCGCACGATGGGCTTGCCGTTGGGCAGCTTAGGCAGGGGCTTGAGGACGTTGGCCTTCTCGGCCAGCCGCTCTCGGCGCATCACTACAGGGAGTTGAAAGTCTTGGGAGAGGATCGTGTAGATCCCGCCGAAGCTATCTTCTAGCTCTCGGGCAACTTCTCGAATCTCCTCTGCGGTCACCCGCTCACCCTGCCGCCTAACGGCTGAGTTGAGGAGGAACACGAAGGAGAGGGAAGTGCGAAGGTCGTCTCGAGTTGTACCAGCCGTACGAAGGTCGGCGAACTTGTCGAGGGTGAGTGCCTCTACGTCCTTCCTGCGGCCTGCCACGAACTCACCGGAGGGTGCGTCCTTGAGGTGCCGAAGGTTGGTCTCCCCGTTGGGGTCGACGAGCCACTTGATGTCTGAGGCTGCGGCGGAGGCTTCGATGATTGCGCGCTGCAGTCCGGTGTAGGAGATGAGGTCTCCGATGTTCTCTTCGACCATGCCACGCCCATAGTCCTCACCGTCCACCCGCGTCATGCGGAGGAAGATGTACTCGGGTGCGTCTGCAGGGTAGGTGCCGCGGGTGCCGGGGATCTCGTTACCATGGACCTCCTGCCAGCGCTCGTAAGTCGAGGCGCTCGTGCCAGGCTTGATCTTGATGTAGGTGTAGAGGTCGATCTCGGCTTCGCGTCGACCGTCTGGGTCATCGTCGCCGAGGCTATTGGTCTTCTTATCGCTGGCGTCCAGCGTTTCCACGAACTCTTGGATGTCTTCGGGGAGGGTGTCCTCTGTCAGGGTCTCTTTGATGATCGCCTCTACAATCGTGCCGAACGCATCCCGGCGGGTGACGTAGCGGTTCAGGCGGAAGTAGCGCATCTTGCCGGATTCGGGAAGATTGAGCGCCACGTTGCCTGCGACCAGAAGTTGGCGAAGCGCCTCGTGGACAACGGGGCGAATAGCATCTCCCTCGATCAGCTCCGAAAGCTCGATCTCGCGCTGCGCTAGTTGCGCCTCGATCTCCGAGAGAACTTTGGCCTGCTCGTCGTCATCCCCGACCCCCTGTGTTAGGTTGGGGGAGATCTGGTACTTCAGGATGGGCTGAGAGGGAGGGAAGAGAGTGAGGAGCAACTTCGAGGAGACGTTGTTGAGGCCGCGAGCACCGAGTCCCTGCCACGATGTCTCCAAGTGCTGGCGGAAACGATCCTGTGTCGACACGTCCGAGGGCGACGGGAAGAGGCTGGGGATCGTGAGCACAGCGGAGTCGTACGCAGCCTGCAGGTAGGGTGACCGCACCGGAGTGCCCGCCTCGTAGCGCGAGGCTGCGAAGCCTGTGTTGTCAGGAGAGGGCATAGGTTGGGTCCTAGATTAGGGGGTAACCACGCCACCCGAGGGGGCTAGCGGTGCGAGACCAGAGAGGGGGATCGTGAGGGCGCGGGTGCCCGACGAGTTGCGCTTGCGAGCCTGCACACGGGCGTCCTGCTCGAGTTCCAGCTCTGCGCTTTCCTCGGGGGGCTGGGGCGGAGCGACCGGACGGGGCGGCTTAGGCGGGGGCGGGGGACACATTGGCTGGGACTCCTCTCCGCTGCAAGCGAAGGATGGTTTCTATCACGTCTCGCTGCCCAGCGGCTCGCTGGATCTCGGCGTAAGTAGCTGTGGGTTCAGGGTTTTTGAGAGGGAAAGCCTTCTCGAGGACTTCGAGCAGCTCGAGAGAGAGCCGCGGCAAGCCGTGTAGCTCGGAGCTAGGGACGGTCGGATCGAAGTCGGAAAGGCGTGTCTGAAACGCCATACAGGGCCTCCTCAGGTAGATTCTCTAAATAGGTGCAGGTTAGTGTGTGGGATAACACGCTCTATTTGATACTGCGCGGAGCGGTCTACGCGCAAGGGGCTGTGTTCAGCCGCCTACTTCTGTCCAGCATTTACTCATAGCCAGGCCCCACTCACCATCGTGGTCAGAGAGCCTCTGAGTCTCTTGTATGGGCGGCCGCCACTGCAGGGCGTGGCCGTACTCATGTATCAGTACGAGCCACTGTGCGGCACGAGGCAGTCGCCTATCGACCCGAATCAGGAAGTAGGCATCCTGCCCATCCTTCTTAGGGACGATCAGGGAGCAGTCCCCGAAGGAGCCGTCCGTAATCTCAACCCGGCGGAACCTCACCTCGAGATCTGTGTGGAGGACGAACTTGAGGTGATGCTTGAGTTTGCGTAGGTCCTTCTCCGTAATCTCCCACGGTGGGTGGAACGGGGTAAGGGTGAGATAGCTACGGAGATACTCCTCAGCGTAGGTCATGGAAGAAGCCCTCCGCGAGGTAGCGGGCAATGCGTCGCAGCTCGTCGAAGTCTCCCGTCTCTACCGTGAACTCCATGTTGAAGGTGAGGTCACTGAGGTCCTCCGAGGGGTGGCAGCTCTGGGTGATTTCGGGGCACCGCTTCGATAGCTCCCGCTTGTGAAGCCGCACGAAGAGAGTGCTTCCAAACGTGTACTCAAGACCCTCTTGCTCGTTTGCAAAGCGGCAGTCGGTGGCGATGAAGGCTTGGTGATACAGAGCGTTCGCCTTCGCCTCCGCCAGTGCGGAGTCTACCCACGTATTCGGGTCGACCTCCCGCCCTATCATCCCCCACTGCTTCAGGAGTTGGCGGCGGGGGACGCCCTGCACAGGATCGCACTCCTCCTTGTACTCCCAGAAGTCGAGCATGTTGTAGTCCCAATGGTAGATCGCAGCACATGCCAGCTTGAGGGACTTCGAGAACTTGACTGAGCCAATGTCCGACTCACCAAGGTAGTCGCGGACGTAGTTGGCGACCGTGTCCTTCCCCGCGCCAGCGTTACCGCATAGCACGAGGCACTTCATGTCTAGCAACTTGCCGGTGGTGTCCATAGAATCGGCTCTCCCTTTTCAAAGTCATAGTCGCAGTCACGGAGAATCCGAGCCATGCGTGCGTTAGTAATGGCGTCGTCCTCGTCGAGGCCGCCCTTCTTGAAGACAGCGAGCACCGCCGCCCACATCTCTTCCTCGTCGACCATCGTATCGGGGATGGCCTTCCCTGCAGCTACCTTCCCCGCGCCGGGGCAACCCGAATAGCCATCAGTGGGGTCACCCATGATGGCCTGCCGGTAAAACTGCTGCAGCGCAGCTGTCTCTCCTATCACCTCGACCTCGTCGAAGAAGCCGTTCTGCCTGTCCCAGTTCCAGTGGAGTCCGGGGATGGTGCGGAGGTCCTTGTCGATGGAGCAGATGACCCGGCGATCGTCAGCCCCAAACCCCAGCACGTCGTCGGCTGTGGCAAGGATGCCCATCACGTCGTCAGCCTCGAGGGTGGCCTTCTCAAAGCACTCGAAGCTCGCCTCGGCCCAAGCCCGCAGCTCCAGAAACAGGATAGGCTTCCGCGTGGTGCGGTTGCTCTTGTATCCGGGGTCTATCTTCTTTCGGAAGTTGTCCGGGCCTGTTAGGCAGACGATGGCACGGTCGGCCTGCACGTCATCTATGATCTTCATGATCTGGATCTTCACGTTCCTCTTGGCGTTGACGATGTCGAAGGCGTACGCCCCCTCCGCAGGATGCTCTAGTTGATACATGGGCTCGTCGAACACCACGGCACAGCGGTGTATGATGATGTCCCCGTCAATCAGTGCGATGGTGCTCATACACACCTCCCTGCATTGGCGCACCAATAGGCAGGACGCAGACACTTGAAGCACCAGCTCCATCTATCATGTTGATTCCAGTTCATACAATATCCTCCTCTTCCAAGATTCTGTCATGCACGAGGTCGCGCATGTTCGCGATCGCTCCTGCTACCGCGGCGGCAGTTGCCGTCCCTGAGTCGAGTAGCTCAATCAGCCTGTCTGCCACTTCCATGTAGGGCTGGTACAGGCAGCGGTCGCAGAGGTAGGGGCGGCCATAGAACTCACGCCCACAAACGGCGTACTCCCCATGACCCTCGACGTGCCCAGCGCCGCATCCGACTTTTCGCTGCTCTTCTGTTAGTGCGTCTCTGCCCAATTTGCCCCCACCTTGTACTCTCCCGCGAGCGGGATGTTCATGTTGTATGCTTCGCCGGCCAGCGTGATAGACGCGCACGCCATCCTGCCAACAAACTCTGCGTTCTGCGCTGGACACTCCAGCTGCCACTCGTCGTGGACCGTGAGCATGAACTCGTAGTCCTTGCCCGGCTTCATCCCCTCGCCCTGCAGCGAGTGGTCGAGGATGGTCTGCGCCCTCTTCATTACGATTGCGCCTGCACCCTGCAGGAGCATGTTGAGGGCCGAGTGCTTGGACTCGATGTCTACGCGCCGCCCGTCAGGGAGAAGCACGTAGCCAGGATCGTCCTTTTTGCTCTGCACCAGCTCAGTCAGCTCGCCGATCGCGTCGATCTTCGAGAGCAGACGGCCACGCGCCCGCTTCCCCAGAGCCCGAGCGGACTCCTTTGTGAGGCGGGGCGGGGCATCAGGGACGAGCCCCTGCTCGTACGCCATGCTCCAGTCGAAGTGTACAATGGCCCCGAGCTTGGGGTCCTGTGCACCATAGAGCCACGCGTAGGAGAAGGTCTTCTGGTTGTT